CGTTTGTCACCGTACTTTCTGACGTGTTTAGCTAATTCGTCCCACTCAGGTCCCTGTGCGTTAATGCCAACCGCACACTCGGAAAGCAATGGAAACACTGATAACAAGCGTGCAAGAGGCAAGTAATACTTTCGAACACCCAGTTGCAAAGCAATAGGGGCGGCCTGAAATACTCTAACTTTGTCTTTGGTAAGAAGAGTGGGTTCGTCTTTCAAAGCAGCTTTGAAAACAGGATAAGCCCGTTTCCCAGCTAGATATTCAACTTTCATCTTTTCAAACTCGTCCCAAAACATTGGATCAAGCTCGTGAGGGGATGCGAAGTCTGGATAATCTTCAGGATTCAATTCCGTCAAGTATGAGCTCTTAGGTCCCGACAATGGAAAACCTACAGACGTGGTGGGTTTCATCTTATCAATAAACCGCTTCCCATCAATACCACAAACAGTTTGCATGTCAGTCAATGGTCTGATATCATTCCTAACTTCAGGCCGCGTAGCTAGCAATTGTAGCAAAGGGCGCTTGTAATCCTTAACTGCCTTACATAGCAAATCTCCCTCCATCCCAATGGACGGTCTGCAGGAATGTTCTAATGACGCTTGCCATGGTCGCCATGCGGGGTTGTTAAATTTGGGCTTCCCCCACTTCTGGGGTACGCCCGTTACCTCCTCCACAATAGGGGAGATAACTGTTGGAATTACATTGGAATATGTTGTTACACGACCGGTAACACTGCCAAAAACTTCGATATTCGAATCATCAGGCAAGTATCGCGTAGGGCTCTTCACATGCACCTGAGGTCCTTGGTAAAAGTCGATTCCATACTGGTTTTTCAATATGGTGCCTTGGCTTTTGGGTACTAAAACTCCCTCACACTGCCGGATGTGAGCTTCAGCTTCCTCCAGCATTTTAAGTGTGATGATTCCAGCGCCACCTTTACACCCAAGGCCTCCCAAATGAAACCCAATAATTTGTTTTCTAACTGTATTGGAAATCAAAGCGGCCATGCACAACCCATTAAAAGTAGGTTCTGCAAGAGTGTAATTATAACCAGGAAAAGTAGCAACTTTGGTGCTTACGTTTCCCGGGTGAGCCATAGTCACAAAATCCTTTCGTGACCCATCCTGCATCTTGTAAACAAGAGTGCTAGGAGTGGCTCTACCATATAAATCTTCCGAAATATATGGAGAAAGATCCTTAACACTCCACGTGTTAGGGATCCAGAGGGCACAAAAGTCAGTATTGGGAATGGGAAAAGTAAACTTACTGCTCACATTCGCTCTGAAACTGGCGCCATTAGTCCCAAGAGACTTTCGAGAGAAGGTGGCAATCAATTCTCCCTCTGTAATCATGTGCTTTGGTAATAAAGCTAAATTTGATTTCCAAAAGAAGGCATCACAAAATCTACGCGATGTAGAAT